CTTCAATGAAGAAATACTTCAATGACCCGCAGCAGGAAATCATGTTCACGGGGGCAAAGGATAATGTGATTGTCGGGGGGCGAGGCATCGGCAAGGGTCTGATCCATGCGGCATGGAACCTCCGGAACTTCCAGCGGATGCCGGGGTCGTGCTCCGGTATCGTGGGCGTGAACGGCAAGAGAGTGCTCACCAACACGCTGCCTTCCATGCTCATCCATTGGGAGTCCTGGGGATATAAGCGCGACGTACATTGGTGCATCGGTCGGAGACCGCCGGAGTCATGGGGCTGGGGCAGGCCTATCTTCGAACCGCAGAGTTACGATAATGTGTTGTCGTTCTATAACGGAAGCATCGGTTACATCATCTCGCAAGACCGAGCCGGCACTTCCAACTCACAGTCCTACGATGCCATCACCATCGACGAGGCGAAGTTCATTGATTTCGACCAGTTGAAGAACGAGACACTGCAGGCGAACCGAGGTAACAAGATGTACTTCGGCAAGCACTTCTTCCATCACGGCATGTTGGTCACATCGGATATGCCGGTAACTAAAAAAGGTAGTTGGTTCATGAACTACGAAAAAAACTGTGACCCAGAACTCATCGAGACGATCCAGGGCATGGTGTTCGAGTGCTGGAAAATCAAGAAAAGAATCCGTGAGGACCTTGCCGCCGGCGTGAAACCTCCGGAATATCTGCGTGCCCACCTGCGAACATTGAACCGTGACCTGTGCAGGCTGCGGTCCGTGGCCCTGCTTTACAGAGAGTACTCTTCCATCTGGAACATGCAGGTGTTGGGCGAGAAATGGGTGAACGACATGAAGCGCGACCTGCCGCCGCTGACCTTTATGACTTCCATCTTGTGCAAGCGTATCGGCATCGTAAAAGACGGTTTCTATTCCTCACTGACTCCGGCGCATAAATACCATGCCGTGAACTACAGTTACATCGACAACCTGGAGTACCAGTTTGACAAGTTGAAAACGCCGTGTTCGCTGGCGGATGCCGACGTGGAGACGGAGCTGCCCATCTGCGTGGCCTTCGATGCGAACGCTAACATCAACTGGCTCGTGGCCGGTCAACCGCACGATAAGAAACTCCGTGTACTGAAATCTTTTTACGTGAAGTACGAGCGCAAGCTGCCGGAACTCGTGGATGACTTCTGCGAGTATTACCGGCATCATCACCATAAATCCGTCGTGTTCTATTACGACCATACCTTCCTCAATGGCAACTACGCGGTGAACGACCAGGACTTCGCTTGGGTCATCGAACATCAGTTCGTCAAGAACGGATGGCAGGTGGACCGGGTGTATATCGGTCAGACCATGCGGCCGATGGAACGCTATCTCTTGATCAACCGTATGTTGGAGGGGCGCACGAATCTGCGTCCGGTATTCAACGAGACTAATAACGAGGACCTTCTCATCTCCATCCAGACAGCGGGAGTGTATAACGGAGCCAAGGACAAGCGGGGAGAGAAACTGGCCGAGACGGAAGAGGATAAGCTGGAGAACAGAACCGACGGTTCAGATGCCTTCGATACCTTGTGTGTGGGCTGCGAAAAGTTCCCCAAGGTCTTCAACTCTATGTTCGTCACTTCGTCATGGTGACTATTGTACCCGAAAAGCCAATATTGGGTACATAACTACAGAGGATTGTACCCGGTCCTGCGGGGTGTGGTCGGGCGCAGCGCCGCCAGGAGCAGCCCGGAGGCTCCCTACGGGAACTTCTCCGACCTACCCCTGGTGACTGCTGCGCCCGCCCGTACTAAATAGGTAGGGGCTGAAGCCCGATTCGTTTTTGCGTTCCTTCAACCACGCAGGGGTTTTGCGGCAAACCGCAAGCCATCCGGCATCAAACAAACAATACCTCAGACTGTGTCCGCGGTATGGCCCCGAGCCCAGACGGGGCGCAAGCGCCTGTTCCGCCCGACCTCGTGACCCATACCGCCCATCCGGCATCAAACAAACAATACCTCGCGGAATTGGACCCGGTCCTGTGGTGCGTCTGAGTACCGCTTCCGGCTTCCGAGACTGGCAAGGAATCCGCCCTACGGGCACCTTACCGGTCTCGGAAACCAAAAGCCGAACTCAGTCGCAGTACAATAAGGTATGTCAGGCTTCGCCCGACCGAATTGTTTTGCGTTCCATCAACCACGCAGGGGCGGCAAGCCGCAGACCTTGTGATTGACCGTGCGGGTGAGAGTAAGTAATTACTTCCATGCGCGCGGGCATTGCGTGTGACCGCCCGCCTCGCCTCGGGGCGGTGGTGGGGCGGTCGGGGTCGGTCATCGGGGCGGTCGTGTGTGCATATAGAGCAAAAATATTGACAAATTGAAAGAGGTAAGCTTAGGGCGGTGGGGGCTCGCTTCGCTCTGTTCCGCACACAGTGCGGGGCAAGACTGAGGGAAAACACTGAAAGGCAGATTGTTAGCTTTTTTACTTGCGGAAAAGGTTGGATAATGGGCGGTTTTTATGGCTGATTTTCGTGGTAAATAGGTGATTATAGGGTGTTTATGAAGGGGTGAGAATATGTTGTAAAACATGAAAATAAGAGTCTAAATATTTTTGTATGTCATAAATAATTTATATCTTTGTAATACAGAAAGGCGATTAAAAGCCGGTTAAGTCAAATTTAAAGTCAAAATTATTTAATTCGTATGGAAAATATTAATTCAGATTTCAGAGCGCAGTGGATGAAACCAATGGTTTCGCTGTTCGATTACCTGCCCACAAAGTATGAGGCAAGCCCGAGAGAGTGGGCGGTCCGTGACCTGATTTGGGACTTCAAGGAGGGCAAGCGTTCTAAAGAAGTGGCGCTCAAAGTAGCGGAAGCGATACGCAATCACTTCGGCAGTTTCGCCGACACGCTGACGCTTGCTTGTATTCCGGCACACGATGCAGACGCCAACGCTGAACGATATGAAGAGTTTAGCAAAGAGGTTTGCAGACTCACAGGCATGAGCAACGGATATAATCATATCCATGTAGAGGGCGAAAGATACGCTATTCATGAGGACCACGACAAAAACAGCGAAAAGGGCTTCAATAAGGTGTATGTAGTGAATTTCGATAAAGAGTACTTCAACGGACGCCGTGTACTGGTGTTTGACGACATCCTGACTAAAGGCGTAAGTTATGCGAGATTTGCCTGCGTCATTGAAGATTTTGGCGCTGAAGTGGTTGGCGGTTACTTTTTGGGTAGAACTTTAATGAACTAAGGACTATGGAAGATATAAGATACGTAAGCGATAGCGAATTGATATACAATATATCTGCAAAGGCGGACGCACGCCGAGCAGAGGGGCAGACACTGGATGAGTGGCTGGACACGCTGACTCCCAGCCGCCGTAAGATAGCCAAGTCGGCGATAGAACTCTACAAAAGGGATAAAGATAGCGAGCATGAGCGTGCACGTATGAACAACAGTATGGCGGTCTACAATTATATGTATAACAGTATAGCAACGCTGCCCACCGAGGAATTTTGGGTGATATACCTGAACCGAGGGGCAAGGGTCATCGGCAGAGAGCGTATCAGCGCCGGAGGTATATCGGGCACAGTGGTAGACGTGAGATGCTTGCTGCGTGGAGCGCTGCTTCATCGGGCAACTTGTATGGTGGTATGCCACAACCACCCCAGCGGACAGGCGAGACCCAGCATCGAGGACGACAGTCTGACGCAGCGCTTAAGTCGTGCAGCCAAGACAATGGACATCCAACTGGTTGACCACGTCATTATTACAGCCGGCAATTTTTACAGCTATGCGGATGAAGGGAAAATGAACATCTGAAATAAAACGGCGAGAGTAGGCGACCCCACGAGAATGGGGCGCCAAAATCGTGCTGCGCACGATTTTGGGAGTTTGGAAGGGCTAAAGCCCTGAGGCGTGTCTACCCAGGCAAGGCTGGGACCATGCGGCGGCGCCGGCGGCGGGCATGCGTTTAGCGCGGCGCCAAGCACCCTGCGGGCACCTTAACGCCGCACATAAACGCACACCCGCCACCGGGTTTTAGCAGGGCAAAGCCCTTGACCTATTATTTTTGCGTTCCTTCTACCACGCAGGGGACGAGGGTACCTCGCAGAACCGTGCGGTCTTTTTGCATGTCGGGCGAGAAATGTACCTTTGCGCAATAAATGATACGCCTATGATTGTCATTACGAAAGATGTTTTGGATTATATGTTTTCGTCATCTCTCTCTACGTTTGAGTTCACGACGAATCAAGAATCGGCGTCCGTCACCATCCAGTGTGGGGAGGACACGGTTCTTGAAGAGTCGTATGTACCGGATAGCGATGGCAAGATTATCCTCTATGATATGCAGCGATTGCTGGAACCCTACCTGACGGCGAATCTGGTGGAGAGTTTCACAATTGTCCTGGTTGACGGCTCGGCTAATAGCATCGAGCGAACATTCAAAGTACAGTACTGTGCAGCCGAAACATGGCTCAATGCCGAGGAGTTCATGCAGCACAACTTCCTCACCACGATGCAGGGCACGAAAATGACAGCCATCGGATTCCGCGAGTTCGTTCATATATACCTGACAGAATCCGCTGAAATGGATGTAATAGCGCTCTACTATGACCCCAACGGTGTGGACACCTTTGAGCGAGTGGCAGCCACAAAGACGCTGACCGCAGTGGGCAAGGTGCTTACAGAAGAGGTGTCGTCAGCACAATACCAGATAGATGGATATGAATTGGTACAATATCGGGTTGTCGTCGGCGACAGATGCCAGGCGTTCGCAGTGAGGGAGACTACACCCGACGCCGCTCCGGCTCTCCTCTTCACCAATTCCTTCGGCTGTCAGGAAACCTTCTACTGCACAGGTACGCACTCACTGGAACCGGAGCACACTCGCTCAACAGGGTATCTGAGTGGGATGTTCCGAAGTTACGACATCGAGGAGAATAAGGTGTTCAAGGCGAACACAGGCACGCTTTCTCACGAGATGGCCAACTGGGCCGACGACTTGCTACGCAGCGGCGAAATCTACTTGTTGGACGGTGATAACGTCGGTAAGGAAATCACGATAACCGAAAGCGAAAACAAACGGTCAAACGAGGATGATGACCGACCGGTCTATACATTCTCTTACCGCTATGCTCAGCGTAACCACAACATCCTGAGCGAAGCCAAGGCGGGGCGCATCTTCGATAACACCTTTGATTATACGTTTCAATGAATACGAAGGTCATACATCGTAATGACGCCATCCGCATGCTGGAATCAGGCGAGCCGTGCACGCTGCGCTTATGGAAGATGAATACAGGCGACATCCTCACGTACAAGGACGCCCGCTGCGTGGGCAGCTATTGGAGAGGAGGCACGCACACCGTCAGGCTACCGAAAAGCGGGCTGCTGCGCTCCTTCAGAGATGTGAGCTTATTTGAAGTTAATGGATTTAAAATATATATGTGATGGATAACTTTTTCATGCCGAGCGAAATATTCAGTATCGAGGGGTCAAACGTCAGCGCCCTGGTGGAGACCGTATCGGACTCGGCTAACGTATTCGATGAGGACGTGAACGATACCACGCTCCCGATATTCGGTTCACGATATAAATATGTAATGTGGGGTGCCGATGACCAACTGCCCTATCATATTCTGCAGATGATTGGCGAAGATGAAGTAATGAGCCAGAATAAACTGTTCAACGTGCTCACTTGCTATGGCGCAGGTTTGAAATACAAGGACATCGCTACGGGACAGCCCACAGCGGATGCGGACATCCGGCAATGGCAGTCGCACAACGCCCTTCCTTCGTTCTTCCTGGAGCAGGCCACCGACATGAAGTACTACTTCTTCACCGTAGCGGTCATCCTCGTTTCCCGCGACAGGTCGAGAATCGTATCGCTCGTCCACAAGGACGCTTGCTATTGCCGCTTCGAGAAAGCGAATAACGGCAAGATTGAACACGTGTTCTATGGGAACTTCCGGAAGTCGGCGGTGCAGGATGTGGAGGTTATTCGTCTACTGGACGAGCGCGATCCGCTCGGAGACCTGAACGTGCTGATGGGCAAGGCACCCGGCGAGGACGGTAAAACAAAAGAGCGCACGAAGGAGCGCAAGTTCGCCATATTGGTGAAGTTCCCCACTCCGGGAAATCGGTATTACCCTAATCCATACTACACCGCCATATTCCGCGGTGACTGGTACGACATCAAACGGCTCATAGGGAAGGGTAAGAAAGCGAAGCTCCGCAACCATGCGTCCGTGAAATACCAAGTGGAAATTCACAAGGACTTCTGGGCGAACCTGATGGCCGAGGAGGGTATTACCGACCGGCAGAAACAGCTGGAGCGCATGGATAAGGAGAAGAACAACATCAAGAACTTCATATCAAGCATTGAGAATTCGGGAAAGGTCTGGATTACGGGCTACTATAACGACCCGAACGGCAAGGAGAACCGCATGGTCCGCATCAATCTCATCGACACCGGTAAAGAGGGCGGGGATTGGTCCGAAGATATCCAGGAGGCATCGAACATTACTTGTTACGGTGACAATATCCATCCGAATCTGGTGGGCGCCACTCCCGGCAAGTCTACGAACAATAATTCAGGCTCGGACAAAAGAGAACTCTTCACGCTAAAACAGGCAATAGAAATCTCCTTCCACGACCTGATGGCAACGCCGCATAACGTGGTTATCGGCTATAATGGATGGGCGGACAAGGTAGTGCCTGACGTCGAAATGATTCTGCTGACCACGCTGGACCAGCACACCGACGCAAAAAAAATAAGCAGTAATACGGGTATTAGTAAGAATGATTGAAATAGATAAAGTGAAATTTGAGAGTGTGGTCACTGCGGCGGCTTGCGCGAACGTGCAAGTATTCGAAGCGATGAATGATGCGCTGCAGGCCGCACAGAGACGAGTTGTTAATGATGTAGCACCGGAGTCGGTCATCGAAGCGGCATCAGAGGAGCTTCAGAACGAAGTGGTCCGATATGTCTGCCTCGATGCCTTCTACCGGCAAATCCCGCAGTTAGACCTCGTACTCACGCCTACTGGCTTCGGGGTAGTGAGCAACCAGAATGTAGCTCCGGCCTCTCGGGACCGTGTGTCAGCGCTTCAAGACGCCATCCGAAACGAGCGGGACGACAGCTTGGATAGCATCATCTCAATGCTGCTAGGCAACGAAGCATGGGCTAGCACTGTACAGGCCGCTAAAATGGTCCCGTCACTAATGTTCCTGGCAGAGCAGGTGCGAGATTTCGCGGGGATGGACGGCCATCGCACGGACCTGGTTGCGCTGCGCGCGAAAATCGGTGAAGCTGAGCAAAAGATAACAGAAGTCTGCTCGATGGAGCAGTACTACACCTTCATTGAGCATATCCGTAAAGGTTCATGCTCTCCGGATGAGGAGAAGGTTATTCTATCCGCCCGTCGGGCTATCGGATATCACTTGAACGGTTTGTGGGGCGGTTTTAAAAAAGAGCTGGACTATATCAGCAACTATCTGGAGGGCAACCTGGAGCAATTCAAGGAGTACGCCGATTCCCAAGTCTACAAAATCAAACATTACAAAAGATATGAAAACAAGCGTGAGGATCCAACCTACTTTTTCGGCTGACACAAATACGCTGGACTTTCATCTGCCCACTTCGTGGGAGGAGTTGACACAAGACCAGCTGCGCTATATCACCCGCATCATGTTCCTGTTCGAGCCTTATACCACCGTGATAGTGGCCTTCCGAAAAATAACCGGCATCCACTTCATCAAATCAGACAAGCAGGGCTGGCATTGTTCCACAAAAGTTGGCAAACGCCGCATCAACTTCATGTTGTCCGCTGAGGAGGTTCACGGCTATGTGAGCCAATTGAAGTGGCTCTTGTCACCGGGAGCGCAACCGGTACGTCTCGATACGGTCGGCAAGTACATCGCAGTGGATGCAGAATTACACGGGCTTCCATTCGGTGACTACCTGGTGTGCGAGAATCTATATCAAGGGTTCATCCAAACTAAGAGTATCGACCTGTTGAATCAGATGGCAGTCATGCTTTATCGAGGAGTGGATGGCGATTACGCTTCCGGAATAGACTGCGACAACGGTGAATCGTTATCCGTGTTTCTATGGTTCGCCGCAGTCAAAAATAAGTTTGCGAAGGAGTTCCCTTACTTCTACCGCTCACCCGGTGACGGAGAGGAACTGGCGGACGAATCCAGCATGACGCAGATAATGAACGCCCAAATTCGCGCACTGACAGGCGGAGACATCACCAAAGAGCAGCAGGTGATGGACATGGACTGTTGGAGAGCGCTTACGGAGCTTAACGAGAAGGCCCGCGAGGCCGAAGAATTCAGACGAAAATATGGCAAATAAAGAAGATACGATATTGTTCGATGCCATCGGCTATTTCAAAGAGCTGTGTGCCCAGAACCGGCTGGCAAAGTCCGAGGGCTTCTACCCGTGTGCCTGTAGCGGCATCGACTCGCTCGAAGAGGTCCTGGAGAACTTCCGCAAACAGCAGAGCTTCATGGCCGTGGATGACACGAACGACGGGGTGACAGAACAACGCAGTGGTGGCTACTTCAAGAAACGCACCATCACGGTGTTCCTGTTGCATCGCTACGAATTCGGCAACATGTCGGACCGAGAGCAGGCGCTGGCTGTATGCAGAGAAATATTCCGACAGATACACTCCAGACTATTGGTTGATAAGGAACGATTCGATAACTGCCTGATATACATGAATACGGAGAATATCTACTCTCGCGAGCTGGGGCAGTACTTCATCAACGGATGCACGGGGCTGTACTTCATGGTCGATGTCTCCGAGCCGTTGAATCTAATGTACGACAGCGATGAGTGGGCGGGCTAAGGTGGGGCGTGCCTGGATTTCCGATGAGGACAGGCAGAAGTACATCAAGGCATGGGAAGAGGTCATGATCAGTATCTGGAAGGAGAAAATCGTCCGATATCGCGTGCTTGACACTCGCTCACTTCATAACCAGATTCGTGGGTCGGTGACAGGCTCGGGGACGGACTTCTCGGTCATCGTCCATAAGTTCTTGCTCTATGGTCTGTATCAGGACTGCGGCACGGGTCGCGGCTACACGAAGGGCAACGGGGGCAACCTGGACTTCCTGGATCCGGCGAAGCGACAGGGCAACCGATCTCGCAAGCAAGCATCGGGCAAAGTGACACCCGGAGAGCCTCGCCAAAGGCGCCAGTGGTTCAGTAGAGCATACTATCGTAGCCGCATGGTGCTGAAGGAACAGATGGCCTACATGTACGGCGAAGAGTTCGTGGGTATCCTTACAGAGGCGCTGGAGAAGCCGGGGCGTATTCGTCGCATCTGATGTCTTTTTTTACGAGATGGATAAATAGGTATATTTGAAATAAAAAAAAATATGGCCGACATCAAAGAATCTCTCATCAAACAAGCATCCATAATTCGGGATGAGCGCAATGCAGGGGCCAACACGGCAACACGTGTGGGGTCCCTGCTTGTCGCCATCTGCCAAGCCATGACGGGTATGGATGTGGAGGAACTGGCTCAATACTTCATACGCCGTGATCGAGACGAAGCCACGGAGCACAGTCTGAAGGTCGGCGGCAAACTGACGGCAGGAGAGGGCTTTGAGACCGCCAACTTCATCCGCTCGCTCTATGCGGGCAGCGGGGCGGGGGTGGACGACAAGGGCAACATGGAGGTGGAGAGCCTGCGGGTGCGCTCGGCGCTCGAAGTGCTGGAACTCATCGTCAACCGCCTGTCGGCTATCGAGGGCGACCAGTTGCTCACCGAATCGGACACCATCGAGCAGGTGGATGACCTCGGGGACAACTGCTACGGACTGCACCTGCGCTCCAAGTGGGAGGGGTACTTCACGGCCCAGGCTGAGAACAACGTGCTGAAGGGTATTATCAACACGCTGGCGGCTGGCGGCGGTACCTACTACACCTCGTGGATGCGGGTGAACTCGGTGAACGCGGCGAACAACTACATCGAAGTGTCGCTCTACCCGGACGACGAGACGCCCGCCGGCAAGAACTATCCTCCCTCGGAACTGATGAACATCGCTCGCTGGGGCAATCAGACGGACGAGAAGCGGCAGAGTTGCATCTACCTGTCCTCCACCGAGGGCTGCATCCGCAAGCTCGTGGGCGTGACCAAGCCTATCACGGACGCCGCCAACGAGGGCGTGAAACTGGGTGATGTGCCCGACTGGCTGCGCAGTGACGTGCGTATCGACCCCGACAAGGACTACCTCTACGCCATGGGCATCATCTGCCAGAACATCATCAAGGTGGATTACAAGGGGCTGCCTGTGGCGGAGGTGAAGGACCGCGGAGCATGGAACCAGGAGGACGCCGAAGCGGGCAAATATCACAACAACTCCGTGAACGAGGACGGGGAATACGAGATTACCGATGTATGGCACAACGGCTGCAAGTGGCGCTGCATGAAGGACGGAGCGACCACCGCACCGGCATGGAACTCCACGGCATGGGCGATGATTGAGGGCAATCCGGACTTCTCGGTGGACTTCGCAGAACCGGAGCAGCTATACGACCTTGATAACTTCTCGATGCCGCTGACGCTCGTCTGCAAGCTCTACAACTTCGATGTGACGGACGACATCCTCGACGAGGATGTGGAGTGGACCCGCTACTCCGAGGATGCGGAGGGCAATCCACGCACCGCCAGCGATAACCTGTGGGCGCTGAACCATGCGGGCACGGGCAAGGCCATCGCTATCACCTATGACGACCTCGATGCGCAGACCTCTTCGGGATTCCCGAGGACGGTGCGGTTTACGGCTACCGTGACGCTGCGGGACGGCATGGGCACGGCAAGGGCTACGGAGAGTGTGGCTAGAGAGAGTTTTTGACATTAAATATTTGAGACATGGTATTATCAGACATCAAAGGATATACGTTTAATTACACGCCGCTCTCGGTGAACTGTACGCTGACGATTGACGACACGGTACCGGACGAGCAGGTGTACAACGCCTACCTCAAGCAGTACGTGCCGGACTACACCGCCGTGCCGCTGACGCTGCGCCCCAGGGTGACCATTATCGACAAGGACGGAGTACTGGTGAGCGGTATCGTAAACAGCAAGCTGGCGAACATCACATGGACCGAAGTTGTCGGGACGACGTCGACGCTCATCACTTCGGAGAGCGAGGGGTATAGCATGACTACGTCCGGCGACGACAACGGCCTGCTGCGGATCAGCAAGAACTTCACTCCGGGCACCGGTGCCACGCTGAAGTTCACGGCAGAATACACGGACAGCCGCACCGGACAGGTATTCCACCTAAAAGCGAGCTATTTGGTAAAATGCAACGCCGCCTCCAAGAGCATCCCCGAACTGACGCTGGACGTGGACGAGAGCCACGTTTACAACCCGCTGCGGGATGCGGACACGGCGAAGGTGACCGCACAACTTTATGTGGACGGCGGCGTCTGCCCGACCGCCATGCGCGAGTTCGTATGGGACATCTCGCGCGACGGCAAGTCTTACACGGACATCGGGAGCAGCAATCTGGACTACTTCATTAAAGTGAGCGCGGACAAGACCTACTGCACGGTGGACCAGACACTGATGGGGCAGACATTCATCCTGCGATGCCGGGCGAAGTACGATGAAGGGGGCAACCCATCGAGCATCGAACTGGATAGCGCTTCGCCATCCAAGAGTGTGACGTTCACCCGACGCATTCCCGAAGTGGAAGCGACCATCACGGGCGTGCCACTGAACATTCCGGTGGGCCTGCAGAAGATGCAGGTGGACCTCATTATACAGGACTCCAAGGGCGTGATAGACTCCGCCACGTGGGCGAAGGTGTATCAGGCTATCTTCTATAGCGACGCACAGACGGCGGCAGGCACAGCGAAGCCCAGCACGGTGAGAGGCTACGGAGCGCCGTGCACATTGAGTACGGGATTCATCAGCACGACCTACGGCTGCGTGCTCGGCGTGGAGCTGCTGGACCGCGGACCGCTGGCGCCGTGGGCAGACTCGGACGGCAAAGTGCTCGTGGACTCGGATGGAGCGATATTAGTCATCAACTAAAATAATATGAGATATGGCAACAATTAACTATTATGCGAAGGTGAACAAAAAGGTGTTCGCCTTTATGAATAAGGGCTGGCGAAACCAACTGAAGGATGGCAATTACATTATCTTCCAATCGGATTTGATGTGGCTCGGCAACGAACTCGGCATCAAGTTCCAGACGGGAGGCGGCACAGCCTACGCTGACACCTACAAGCAATTTGTGCAGGAGGTGGCAGAGCAGGTAGGCGGGCTGCTGCTTACGGTCTACGAAGCCAAGGAGGAGCAGGACGGCACGACACTGCGAGAACTGCCCGCCGCTTTGGACCAGCGCTTTGTGCTGGAAGCTGATACGGCGGCAGAGCCGGATGCGGAAAGCACGGAGGAACCCGGCGATGAGCCGGCGCAGACGGAAGAGCCCGCAGAGAATAACGAGAAGGAGGACGAGGAATGAGTACGAGCAGCGCTTCAAGATATGCCAAGTACCTGAAAAAGTCGGGTACCTTCATGGCGACCATTGTCACTCCTTACGGCGACCTCTACCAGGAGTACACCGACATGGGTAGCGGAGCTTACGCCATCACACCGGACTGGGCCAGCTACAGCGAGAAGCCCTATCTGGAGTTCGTATGCATCTCATCCCGCACGGTGACTGGCGAAGTGGCTATCAGCAACTCGCAGATACGGTGGTACATGAACGATGTAGAAATCACGTTCTCCGGTACGACCTCTACGGGCGTATATGCGGGACTGTTCAGCATCGGATCATCCGGCGGCACGACACCTCGCCAGCGGCTCGTCATCAATAAGAACTTAGCGGAAGCCGCTGGCTATGCGTCCTGCGTCATCAAGGCGGTGGCTACCGTGGTGAGCGGCTCACAGAGCGACCAGCTGCAGGCCACGTATACCATCAAGATACAGCAGAAGAGCGGCACTTCCAACCGCGTGACCATCGTGGCGGGTGACTCCAACAACTTCGTCATCACGGGCAAGTCGGGCACCGGCAGCACCTGCGTACTGAAGGCCATGACCTATCAGGACGGAGCGGAACTGACCAGCGGGCTGACGTACAAGTGGTACAAGATGACCGGCACGGCGTGGGAACAAATCACGGGGCTGAGCGACACGGCGCAGACCTACACGGTGAAGGAGGCGGACATCGAGACGTATGCCGAGTTCAAGGTGGAGGTGTTCTTCAACGGCTCGGAGGACGCTTTCGGGCAGGACACACAGGGCGTGATGGACGCCAGCGACCCGTATATGATTCAGCCGAATCCGACACCCTCGGACGAGACCATCGAGGAGGGCACCGGCGGTACGGTGGTCTACGCCCCGAAGATAGTGAACCGGAGCACGAACGCCGCCATCGCGACACAGCCGCTCTTCGATTTTGTGGCGATGAACGCCGTGGGCTTGATTATCAACAGCGCCAGTGGCGTGAGTACCTTCACCGTCACCGAGACGGACTGTATCAACGGTGGCGGCGGTGACTTGACCGTAGTAATCACCTCACAAGACTTCTAAGCCATGCCGAGTTACAGTGCAAATGGAGCGGTCAAGTACCAGCGCAAGGGCGAGGACGGGCGAGGCATCTCGGAACAGTTCACCTACTGGGCGGCAAGTGCTTACGGGCAGACTGCGCCCACGGTGCCAAGCGACCCGGCTACGCCTCCCTCATCGTCTATCTGGAGCACCTCGGCGGTGTCGCCGACAGCGGACAAACCGTATGTGTGGAGTTACACCCGCACGCACTGGAGCACGGGTACGGCATGGACCGCCACCACGCCCTGCGTCACGGGTATGCGGGCCAGCAACGGCACCTTCCAAGGCGGGCAGTTATGGAGCGTCTACGCCAGCACGTTCACCTTCCTGAGCGGAGCGGACGGAGAGACTTCCTACCACGTGGTACGCCACGGCGGGCAGTACTGGAAGCCCACCGTCACCGGCACGAAAGCGGAGCTCGGAGAGCCGTCGGCATCCAATACAAAGTGGAAGTTGTTCGACGACCTGGGCTACGTGTCGAGCAAGGCGCTCATCACGGACGGGGTGTACATGATGGACGACAGCGGCAACATGGTGTTCCGTGCGGAGAAAGGCGAAGTGGAGTGCAAGACGGGCACCTTCGAGGATGTGATAGTCCGAGGCGAGATTACTGCCGAATTGCTAAATCTTGGCTACGGAACGGACGGAACGGATAAGGCTGCACTGCTCAACTTGCTGGAGGTGGACGGCACGCTGACCTTCCCTGCGCTGGCAGAGGGCACATCCCGAGAGTATGTGTTGTGGTTTCCGATGATGACACGTGTGGTGTCCACCGTCACTCTCAAAGGAGCGAGCAGCAGTGTGCGCTTCATCAGCGACCCGGCAGTGAACGGTTCCGCTGCCTCGGCAACGATAGACTGCGGTCGAGTGGCGCGGCTGATAGGCGTCCACCAAAAGGGCATCACCTATACTTATTATATCTTAATATCTTAGTTTAACAATTAATTCAAGAAATATGGCAGATACGAAAAAACCAAACGCGGTGACGCTCGTCACGTCACCAACTACCAACTCGAACTTCCTGATGGCCGACGCCTCGACAGGAGCGATGCAGCGCATCACGGGCGAAAACCTGAAGAGTTACGTTAAGGACGGCACGAATTACTTTCATATGTACAACAATATATCCATCCTCACTACCGACGGTCGTATGGTATCGTTGGAATACTGGAAGTCGAACCCTACGGCGTTCACCGCCGTGGGCGTGGTGGTGTGCGAGGGTGACAAGCATCTGGTGGTGGCGTTGGACGAGGCTCCGGAGAAACTGGCGTTTGCGTCAGCCTACGGCACGTACGGAGGTGTAAGTGTAGGTAGTCGAAAAGAGGCTATCAAGGATTGGAGCGGCGAAGAGAACACAAAAGCACAGATTCAGCACGCGGAATGTAATGGCACTACGTATGCACCGGGTTATTGTGCGGCATATTCCAAGGTCAACGATAGCGGCGCAGGTATCGCAGCGGGCAAATGGTGGCTGCCGTCTGCTGGTGAGTTGAATATGATTAAGTGTAACGTAGACCGCATTAACTATGCGTTATCACTAATTGACGGAGCGACGCAAATAACTAAGGAGGGTCATTGGTCATCTACCGAGAACGGTACGTACAACGCATGGCATCAGAGTTTCAACGCGAACTACGGCAACCTGTACAACGGCAATAAGGTCAGCTACAAGCTTCGGGTTCGTCCGGTCTCCGCATATCAATGATAGGGCACAGACTTGTTAAAAATCTTAAAACTTTCCTTCGCCCTTAAAGGCGAAGGCTTGCCCCGCCTCTAAAGGCGGGGCTTTTGCTTCTTAGTACGGGTAGTCCTGCTCGTCTTGCTCGCCGTGGTCGGACTCATCGGACTGCGAGAGCGAGATGTAGACATTATAGGCGTTCACCTCCTTAATTTCGATAACTTTGTACTTCCCGAGGACAAGGTGCATAAACTCAATCAATTCCGAGTCGTCGGTATTGCTTTTTAATAACAATAGATTCATAATTACCTTTTATATATAAATAGTTAAACAATCGTGATTCCAGCGAAGCAAGGTACTTCCGGCGGATGGCATAGCCATCATGCTGGCGGAGGAAGCCCAGATAAGAGTTGACAGACTGCGCAGCGTGCTTGATTTGCGAGAGCGTGCGCGCCTTATTCAGGCGGTGGATAGCGTTCACGAATCCGCCTACGGTGCGGTTGGCGCAATACGAGCGACCGGGTAGCACAACGGCACCCGTGAACTTCACGCCTTTCTTGTAATGTTGCAAGTAGAATTTCTTCTCGTTGAGCGAAAGGCCCAGTTTGGCGAGCTCCGTACGAATCTTAGGTATCGCATCGAGCAGCGTCTGTTTGTCGGCGTGAATCAAATAGAAGTCATCCACATATCGCCCATGATAGGGCGTGATGGCGTCAACGAACCAGTCCAAATCATTCAGGTAGTAGTTGGCGAAGATTTGTGAGAAGAGGTTGCCGATGGCGATGCCCTTGCCGCGCTCGTTGCGGAACAGCGTCTTGTGGTCAGGCAAGGCGTCGAAGAGTGCCTGCGGGCTCTTCTTCACGCAGTCGGTCTGCGGTTCATGGAGCACCACGGTGCGGCATAGGTAGCGCAAATCGTCTTTGTCGTCGCCGTCGTAGCGCTCGCAGACGAAGCGGTCAATACGCTCGGCCATCAGCCGGCGGTCTATCGACATGAAGAAGCCCTGCAAATCGAGCTTCATCACCCAGCAATCACGTGTGTAGCCAGTGGAGCACGTGTAGAGGTCGTCGGCAAGGCGGCGCACGCCATAGAGCTGACCCTTGCCCTTGCGGCAGTTGAAGGTGCGCTCGGAGAATACCTGCTCGAAGAGTGGTTCCAGGCGCAGGGCGATGTAGTGATGGATAACGCGGTCGCGGAACGAGGCGGCGAACACCTCACGGAGCCTAGGACGGGTAACGACAAAGCAGATACTGCGAGTAGGCTGATACGTGCGGGCATTCACGCTTTCGGTCAGTGAGACACATTCGCTCATCCAATTAAGCGAGAACTCCATCGCGCTGACGGTGCCGCGCTTGTGGCGCAGGCAATCGTGATACGCATCCACCATATCCATCAATTCCACCATAGCGTTACTTTAGTTGTGCGGAGACCGGACGAACCCGAATCTTGTTGTTGACCTTATTGTTGTTGTTCAGGTTGCCGTTGTTCGCGTTGAAACTCTGATTCCATGCGTTGTTCGTACCGTTCTCGGTTGAGTGAGCCCATTTCTTGTTCTTCGCCATAAATGATGGCCGGGCTCCCATATCATAAGAAACGCTTCTCATCATCAGTCGTGGCCGATAATGCTTTGCTTGCACTCCTTCGCGTAAGTGCGGGCGAAGGAGCCTCTTAATGCGGATGCCTGCTTGCCGATGCCGTCCATTAACTCTATGAGGCGCGCCGCTCGCTTGCGACCCTTCAACCACCCATTCTCCACCGCCAGCGTGACGAGGATGCGCAGCGTGCTGTAATCGGCGAGCAGCGCATCCATCAGGGCGATGCAGCCGGCGTCCCGCGTCAGATATGCCTTGGCGTAAGTCAGGTTCATATCAATGGCGAGTTCCTGCATCTTCGCACCTATAACGTACCGGTGCGACTTCGGCAAGTCGCTACTCACGAGGACCACCACGTTGAGCAGATCCTTCAGCTGGGTGTAGATGCGGGTTTGAGTGAGGGTGGGCATAATATTTATCCTTTAAAAACACAGCAAAGATACAGCGAACCACTCCAGGAATAAAAGACAACGTGCACTGTCTTTTTCAGCATGCAACCAACATTATACCTTTGAATAAAAAAGAGATGCGAACAACGGTTAAAGAAAACATTCAGGTTTACACAGCCATTGCGATGCTGGCCAGCGGCGTGGCACTCTCCGTAGCGGGCTTCGTCGTGGAACCTACCGGACAGATACACGACAGTGTGCTCTGGTACTTCGCTCAGACGCTCATCTATGCCGGGTCCATATTCGGTATCAGCATCTACGCGAACGCCAGAGTGAACGGGGTAATAGATAAAATAACAAAAACAGCAAAGAACGATGGCAACAAAGAATAATACTCCGCGCGGACTGCGCAACAACAATCCGGGCAACATCCGCCGGAGCAATCAGGTATGGGTCGGCATGGCGGACAAACAGACGGATAAGGAATTCGTGACATTCCGCTCTATGGCATACGGTTACAGGGCTATCATCAAGACACTGCGCACCTACCGCTTCCTGCATGGGTGTATTACTGTCAAGGAGATGATTACACGCTGGGCGCCACCAGCCGAGAACGACACAGCCGCCTACATCCGGGCAGTGTGCCAGGATATGCAAGTGCCGGATAGCTATCCGGTGGATCCGAACGACCGTGCGACGCTTGTGCAGCTGGCAGCAGCAATAAGCCATCACGAGAACGGCATCGCGGCGGTAATGGATGATGTAGAGGATGGTTTTGATTTGGTTTAGTGAATGAATATATATGAAGGGTTATAAAGCGAATCTCATAATCTATGTTGTTTTCGTGGTTTCCACATTTGTAGTTTTAAAATGGTGGTATCGCGCCGGCAATGCGGCTGCCGAGAGGCAGGGAGCGGCACGGTGCGATACCGTTTTTATGATGGTGCGGGACACGGTGATGCAGCCCGTCACGCAGCGCATCATACGCTACAAGGCCATCCCAGCAGACACCGTGCACGATACGGTCTACATCCCCATCCAGCAAGTGGAATACGCCACACCGAACTACCACGCGTGGGTGAGCGGCTACGAGGCGAAACTGGATAGCATCGACATCCGTCAAAGCGTTGTGACTAAAACAATCGTTAAAAAGCGCCCCTGGGGAGCGGGCATCGCGGCGGGCTATGGAGCGAAAGGCCCGTACATCGGCATCGGGTTGCAATATAACATCCTCTCTTGGTAACGAAATCGACTTCGAGCCAAATATTTCTTTACGATTCTTGATTTTTTTGGATGAAACTATTATATTTGCAGCGTCACCGATAAAATTAAGGACCTATGATAAATATAATATTATTCATATTCGTGTTAGTGATGATATTGTCAAACAATAAGGGCAATAAATCTAGAAGAAAAAACAATAGACCTGGATTCATGAATTGACGCAGTCTTTTTAAGATATTGGCAAAGCGGGTAAATTTGAATAAAAACAAAAATTGCGATGTCGAAAATCTTAGAAGAAGCAGAAATAAAGGTCACTTTAAATGGCGAACAAGCTCATCGTAAAGTGATTGAGTTGACAGATACCATCGACGGCCTGAAGAGGAAGATCAAGGAGGCCGAAGGAGCTGGCGACAAAATGAAAGCGGATGAGCT